GCGATTTCATCATCGGTAATAGTTCCAAGAATCAGTTTAACATTCGCCAACGACCTATCAGGAATCGTTGCATCAACAGCCACGCTACCCAACAACTGTTCAATGTCCTGAAAACGACGATTAACCTGATAAACGACATCGCGCAGTTCTGAATTACTACACGGAATATTAACCGCAGGTGATGGTAAGCTCATACGTCGGCCTTTGTTTGTAGGATAAAGTCGCCCCAGGCATTGAGTGAACAGTCGTAGGGCTTTGTGCCAGTAAAGGTAAACTTGAAACGAAACACACGACCAGAAATTCTTGGGAGTGATAGACATTCGTCTTGAAGGGTTGGAGTCCAGGTTTGAGAAACGTTGGTGAAAGTGACTGTGTCACTCAAAGACGCCCGAGCACTGTAGGCTAGAACGACTCCAGTGGTTTCAATTGGCCCAAGAACTGCGTCGATGAGAAAACGGTCATGTTCCTTTACTGCTCGGAGGTCACCGTAGATCAGGTCTGGTGTAGTGGCTGTGGGCTGGGTGTGTGTTGGGCTACCACTCGTAACAGCAACATCTGTAACAATATTAGCCGCCGCCGAACCACCATAACCACCATAACCATAATCCTGATAAAGTGCTCCTGTAGTTCCATAAATCAACTGGCCCAGAGAGTCAGCCGCGCGACAAATGGCCCGAATATCTCCAGCCGCGCCACTCGAAGCTGATGGGATATTGCGAAAGTAAAAACGGTTGTAATCGACCTGATAAATTACCTGGCGTTGTTGATAAACACTACCACTCTGCAACCAAACCCAGTAGGTCCAGACGATTTCTGACTTGTCTTTGTCATAAAACGCGAAAACCTGTTGGCGCTTGTCCGCATAGACGCTGATCAAATTCAACTCCCCATAGAGTTTATCTTTAACAGGATAACCAATTTTACGAACGCCAGCACCGTTAAAAACACAGATGTTATCTCGAGACCAGAAAAATAAACCTTGAGGAGTCTTAACAATAGAACCGGGATAAAAACAACCAACACCCAGGTTCATCGAGTCAAGTTTCATTCCCAAAGGCAAACCAACATAGTTCATCTGGATCATCTCGTCTGAGAGAAAGATGATAAGTTGGTTCTGCCATTTCTCCATGCCAGTAATACCAGGATGCGGATGATCCAACGCTGAGTCGTTCGATGGGATGGAATACTGGTCAGCTTCGTTAATGTCCGTAGCGTAGAACTCGTCTGGATCGTTGAGATCGGACCAACCAACAATCCAAGGGGTTGTTTCTTGATCGAAATTGTCACTGGGAAAACCACTGTTATAACGAGCTTCGCAGAACTGCCCGATGACAAGATGGTTGTAGTATACCGCTACAAAACGCCCATAGACTCGTTTGTAACCAACTGTAGAAATAAAGTCCTTACGAAGCCGCATGATGTGACGGTCCAGACCAGCGATATAAATATCACGGTTGTAAGAAGCCGTCGTTACGGGCCAAGCGGGGTAGGCACTGGCGTAAGGAGGCGCGGCGTAGCGTTGCCATTGCCAAATGTCACCAGCGGTAAACCCGGTGGTGGTGAGAAATGCGAGGTAAAGACCATTGGAACCAATGGCTTGTGAGGTGGCAATGGTAAAAGTCGTCCAACTTCCCGTGTTACGCCGCCAACGGGCAGTAGTACCAGTAAGAATCTCAACTTGAATATAATCTCCTGTCGCTGCAAAGTCCGTTGCGTTCAAACCATAGAGTAGGCAATAGCCCGTGGCGCCAGTACGATTGGGGATAGTAACCTGGAGAACAAATGGGATTTGAGTCTGCAAACCACCCGGGATCGGCGTAATGTAACGGGCTGTGTTCTCAGTCAAAACAAAGTATTTCGCACTTCCTGCAGTGTTCTGCATTAAAGAGATGTGACGAACTGGACTATCAGCTTCAGCTACGAAGGTCTCGAGCTCAGCTAGAGTCGTAATCGGCTTAGTCTGTTCCAACGCACCGTTAACGGGCCGAAGGTTCAACAATTCCCACCAGGTACTAGGATCGGTAACATGCGCTTTGGCGCTCTGATCCATACCACCCGTTGGAAAACGGGTTATAAACTGTTTGGTAGAGGCCATTAGTCGAGGTTGTAGTTGGTTTCGAAATTGTTTTCCAACGCCATGACTTTATCCCAAGCTTCACGCAGAGCGGCTTGGGTGATGTTAACTCGTTGGTCTTCTTTGAGGTAAAAATTAAGTTGATAAAGCGACCTAAGTTTCATCCAAGTGATGTAACGTGTGATGAAAAAGTCTGTGGTTACCACAGAAGCGTCATAATCCGGCATCCACTTAGCAACCTCGATAAGAAAAGTTGTTACACCAAAACCACTGACAAAAAGCTTAGTTCCACGCTGCCAAGCACGCTTAGCCGTGATATCTTCTTCGTCTTCACTTGGGCGGAGTCGAGACTCAACACCCTGGAATTGTAGTGGAATCTCTTTCAAACGTTTACCAGTTCCACCACATTGCCAAACTCTCAAAAGCTTTTTAACGTCCAACGCTGTAGCACCACCGTAGGTTGTAACTGTCGTCGAAAGCTCAGCCCCGTCAACACCGGTTGTAATAAAACCATCTACCAGCGTAGCTGCAAAGTCATGTTCCAACTGTCCTTCCCGCTTAGCTTCGTTGATGGCGATTAGTAAAATATCAGTTCCATCATCACGAACGAAACTCGCGACGGAACGGTTAGCATACCCGGCAACAAGAGCCTTAAATTCAGTGATGTTCATTACATAAAAAAGCCCTGTCGAATTCAGTTAATGAACTCAACAGGGCTTGTTAGCTAACCGGTTAGGTTACTTGCGCGATGGCAAGCCACCCCAAGGACCCGGGCCAGTAGGCGAACCAGAAGTGGTATACTCCTTGAGTTCGTTCTTACCACTGAGGGAGTCTTTAGCTTCCCCAGAGATCTGTTTCGTGTCCTTGACGTCTTTACCACTGGAGGTGGTAATGACCATAGTGCGAAGGTTCGGGATTTCCATGTTAAGTAGCGAGACCGATGACAGTTACGTACAGTGTGCCAGTGATGTTCGCACGAGCTGTGCGATTGGCATCAGTAGCTTGATTAGCGTCGAAGGTGATAATTTCAAGACCGTCTTTAGACAAGCCGACCCAAGCACCTTTAGGAGTGCCAGCGACGTCAAGAATCGCGGCGTCGATACTATCCATCCGACTAAAACCCAACACGCTCGCCGGAATATCGGCAGCGGTACCTCCCTGAGAGGACAAAACGATTGCGAGTCGTTTTAGAACTCCTTGGTATTTATTGCCAATGTCCCCCAGACGATACGAATGGAGGACAGTGACGTTAGATGAAGTAATCGCAGCCATTAGGGAGTGAAGTCCTGAACGTTTTGGAGATACATGTGAGACTCGGGGAACCGGATCTCCAAGCCAGTTTCTCCAAGCCATTCGTCCTTACGATAGTCCGCGTCGTTCGCCTGACGGTTTTTAAGGAGCGCAACGTCACGGCCGTCGAGATAACGGTAGACGAAGTTTTGCATATCCAAGAAGAACGCGTTGTTACGGAGGATGGCGTTTTGCGACATCAACGGATGGGTCTTGTAGTAGACCGTACCGAAGGGAGTCTTGTGCTTAACGACATCCATGCCGTAGGTGTCAGTAAACGGCAACGAGGCATCGAGACATACACGACCCATGTACATCTGGTTGATGACACTGAGGAACCCCGAACCGCACAACACGAGCTTTTCATTACTCTTGTTGTTGGTCACGCGGAAGAGGCGTTCGAGATAACTGTTGTAGGTCTTGTCGCTGATGGTACCACCCGCGTTGTCGATGATACGCTTGTTATCATCGGAATCGCTGGTAGAGGCGGTGACACCATAGGTGGTGCCAGCTTCCCATTGACGGAGGTACCAGAGAAGACCACCCATGGTACGAACAATCTGTCCGCCAGAGGAGTACAGATTGCGCTCGCCAAAGAAGTAATTCTTCTCGAGTTCGATCATAAACGCCACCGAAGCATCCTTAGCCTGGTCTTTATAAGCACCAGTCTCGTCGTACTTCAGTGAGGTTTTCAGCGCCGTGCCAGTGATGCTGAACGGTGCGCGACTGATTTGGCAAAGGTTGTAAGGATTGATCGGCTGGGTGTAGATACCAGACGAAATGTCCAAACCACCTTCGGCAAAGGCAGAACCAACGGCGAGGACTTCGATACCGATATTAGCGGCGAGATCGTAGTCAACAGCAGTCGTTACCGTACGAGTGGCAATGAAGCCGAGGACGTTCGCGGGAGAATCAGACGCGGTGTTAATCGCGTTGACACGACCGAGAACCTCCTGTTTCTTGCCAGAGGTGTCCGTCATGGACATACGGATAATATGACCAATACGGAACACGTTTTCAGGACTCGCTGCTACCTTAATGGCGTATTGCGTATCGGCCGTAAAAGTTACGTCAGCCGCTGCGATAGTAGCAGCTGTAACTTTCTGCGACGCGACAGTAATACCCGTGGCGTAGATGGCGATTGTCGAGGAGATAGCAACGGTTGTCGTCCGCTGTTCGGCAAGACGCTTTTCAAACCATTTGTACTCCGGATCGTGAGTGACCTCTTCCTTGAGGAGAGAGATCAGACCAGTCAAAGGAGCCGCACCGTTCGGATAGAAGTAAAAAACACTCCGACGAATGTTTTTGAACCGATCAGAACTAAACGACTCCGCAGTAGTAAGGCCCAGAATAGGCATTGTAGTTGTTCCTTGTTAGTACACCAACCTCTTAGCCGAAGATCGACTTAGCGTCATTGGACGACCGCGAATTAACTGCTGCAACACCGGCTCCAGATGATTGCCCTCCCATTGACATGGTGGACATGCGCCGTGTAGGTTGTTGTACTTGTTGTTGTTGCTGACTTGTTACTTGTTGCGGGGCTGCCTGTCCCGAAGGTGCGCTACGGCCCAAAAGGGTTCTCGCGCGTGTTGCAACAAAATTGAAAGCTGCGGCTTTTTGTTCCGCAGGAGTGCCTTGGAAAAGTGGACCTTTTACCTTGGCTTCTGTTTGAAGTTTGTCAACGATTTCGTCAACAAGTGCTTCGAATTCTTTAAGGTCTGGGTTGACCGTGTAAAACTCATTTCGCATCTCACGTTCAACTGTGGCTTGATGCGTTTGGAGGATGGGTGCAACCTGACCGGTGAGTTCGTTACGAACTTTGGCGAGTTCCTGCTGGTGCAAGAACTGAGCCATACGCATGGTTTGTTTAACCAAACCCTGGCCAAAGTTGTGAAGTGCCTGGACTTGCTCAGGTTTTTCGGGAGCGAATCCGAAGATGTCAGTGTAGGTTTTTGCGTCAACAGTGACTACACCAAAACGCTGATTAAATTCAGCGTCTGAAAGAGGTGCCGGCGGTGGCTTAGCTGCGGCAGTGGTGGGTGTAAGTTTTTGCTGAGACTGAACACGAAGGGCGGTCTGAGCCGCGAGTTCGGAGATTTGCTCAGGCGTGAGACCAGCAGGAGGCGGAACCGGCGGTTTAGCTGGTTCGACTTTTTGCTGGAGAGTCTCAGGAGCACGCTCACCATCACCAACTCGTGTTGGCAAAGCTGGCATTGACTCGCTGTTGCCTGTTCCGGTGTCTGGCGTAGAACCTTCAAAAGGGTTGCTTGTCGAGACGGTGTCACTCCCGGCCGTGCCTCCGCCAGCGGAACTTGAGGTCCCGTCGTCAGGGCCGAACATAATGGGATAGCTGAACTTCATAGGATGATATTTTGAGTTTTAGCCTCTTCGAGGATTTCGTCTTGTTCTTGTTTGATTACGTTAGCAATACGCCGGAGACCCCGAATTTCACCGATTGATTGTTCACGTAGAATTAATTCCATTTGGGTGTCACGGCCGGTGTCACCCGGAGAACGATTAAGCACTATTTCCTGGAGGGCGTTGGCCTCCACCTCCAGCATTTGCAACAGCTGTTGCGTTTTTGGCTGCTGCAGCCAAGCCAACAAGTTGCTGTGCCTTGTCTGGAGAGAGTCTGAATTGGTCGACATTGCGGATACCTCGCAGGTGGAGCATTTCGAGTAGGATTGCGGTTGGATCGAGTTGGAAAAGGAAAGCAGATTCCGGACGGGCCATCATGACGGAGAGGAGTTCTTGGAGAACCTGAGCTACCGCACCGCGTTGGGATGGGAGAGTTCCGTCGAATGGGAGAAAGTCGTAGTTACCGACGAGTTGGGTTTTATCTGCTGTGATGAATTGTTGGACACCGAATTGGTTATTTTGAACGTTGGAAGCACCGATGGCTTTGACGAGCTGTGGGATGTCCATGCCATCACGGCAGTTACTCAGGAGTTTTCGGGCCAGTGGAAGTAGGGCTGTCCCCCAGATACTAATGGCAGTAAGTAACAACCGGGCAGCCGCATTAGAACTAACGTTTCTTGCTTCGGTTGCTGAACGTCTTCCGGAGGCAAATTGACCGAGAAGATTTTCTGTAATGCCAGTTGTCTCTTTTCCAAAATTTGCCATGACTCCTGCGTCGGCGATGTGATTTTGTGTGACATCTTGTACGTTAAGTTGTTTAATCCAACGTTCTACGCCGGAGCCTTGAACAGTTGGTTTGAGTCGGATGATTGGTTTGCGATCATCGAGGTCTTTCATCTCAACGCCCTTGGGATCGACGATCAGCATGTTGCTGATGACCTTACGGACGCTGGTGATGTGAGAGTTGATTAGCCAGTTTTGGACGTCTTGGAGTTGGGCCAGGATTTCACCAAGACCACCGTTGATGTATTGGAGGTTATCGTTGGTGAACTGAGAAACGTCGTAGTTAAATTCGTTGTGAAGGTAGTTCTTTGGTTCGATACGAATTAGACGATTGTCGTTAGCGTACCAAACGACGTATTTCTCAGGTTCTTCTGAACTTCCGAGAGGTGTACCTTCAATGTCCCATTCAGATGGGATGAGTTCGACTTCAACTTCAGTAACGGTGTAGAAATTTTGAGTTGCACCAGAGTTAACACCAGGAACACCAATGGTGTCAATTGCGAAGTTGAATTTACGTTTGGAGTCTGTAAGAACTTCAGTCTTAAAAGGCTTAATGTGCTCCAGACCGGCAATAATACCTTGACGTTCTAAACGACGTAATTGGTGTTTACCGTAATCATCTTCGCTAGCACAGAATTCGCCTTCTTGAAAACGAGTGATAGGAACACGCGGGTCTGGGAAGAAACGGTAAGGGGAGACAACAGTGATGATATTCCCTTGGTAGGAAACAACATCAGTCAGTTGTGACATCATCGGGGGATTGATTGGCTGTGGCATACCCGGAGCCACTTGCATTGGCATAGGAACCATTTGTTCAACCTTACAAGTCTTTTGATCCCAAGAATGCTTGATGATACCAATACCGAAACGCCCAATGTTCCGAAGGAATTGTTGGAGTTTGTCGCCTTTGAAGTTGTTGTAGTTCAGGTTGTGCTCTAACACACTTTCGGCAACCTTAGCCGCTTGAATGTCTTCAGTTCCGGAAGCTGAAAGTTCGTAAAAAGTCGGACGCTGGGTAAAAACCTGATTACAAAAAGCTACAAAGGTTTCGATTTGTGAGTAACTAATCGGAATACACAACTTTTCAGGTTCTTTACGCTCAGAAGCTTTGACGTCTTGAGTATCACGATCTTTCTTACCACGCCACATGAGATCGTACATATCCCATTTATCGTAGTTCTTTTCCATCTCACCGCGTGAAAGAGTTACCAAAGCCTTAACATGACGCAACAACTCGTCATGGAACTTACCAGGAGTTTCCTGGGATAGAAGTTTAATGAGTTGTGGAGGCATCATG